GAATGATTACCCCTACCGGAACCCCCAATCTTTTGTGCCTTATTCCTACCGATTTTCTCATAGTATGAACCACCGACTTCTAAGATGTAATCTTTTTTAATAAGTGTTCTCATATTACCATTAATAGTCATATTACAATCACCATTAATAAAGATAGAATTGTCCCCTAATATAATTTCGTAGGAATCTTTTACTATCTTAGTAACTTTCTTTCCATCCGGATGTATTTCTTCAAAGGTACCTGATGTATGTTGAGTCATCAATCTTGGTGCTTTCGGTGAATCATCGACTTCTATCACATGACCAGCTTCTGATTCAAATACATGATTATAAGGATATTGAGAAAACCCACCAGTTGGGCCCGGCACCGGTTCTTTCCAAAAGGTTCTATCTTGACTTGCGGATGCTCCTGTTGCTTCCATATTAGGTTTAGATGCAATAGGAGAACCACCTTCATCCCCACCTTCATTGAATTTAGTGGCAGATGATAAACGTTTCTTTAAAGACCAATGTTTAGATGCATAAAGACCACGACCTAATCTATTATAATCTGGTTCATCTACATATCGTGGATATTTTTCCTCTGGATTGACGTTTTCGCGTAGGTCACCAAACCCTCTAGTCGGATCATGATCCCCACCTAATACGGAGGGCATTGAACCTATAGACCCAAGTACAATAGGGTCTTGCATATACTCATCATTAAATGCGACCACTACCCACGATCCCTCAACCAAGAATTGTGTATGACCTAATCCTGATACTGAAGGTGATGTGGTAGGTAACATTACTGTAGCCCAAGGTAAAGATTCGGTTGGGATTTCGTTCAAGTCTGACGAATGTCGTCCTATTATACGAACCCGAACTCGACCCATTTGTTCCGGATCTTTTCTATCTTCTACTACTCCTAACTCAACCTTCATTTTTCTTATACTCCATACCAATACCATCTCTTATTAATTCAATAGACTGATTATATTTACCCGCATCCCATGCATGTTTTATTGCTGACACTAAATATTTGCCCGATGTTAAAGGATCCACGTTCATCTTATCTGTCAATTCTGCTTTAGAGGATTTAAGTTCTAACTCAATAATATCCCCACACATTAATCCCGCAATAGGATCACATGTGATTTCAATTTTTACTGCATCATATCTCGATAAGTTCGAAGAATACGACATTAATGCCATCGGATCCACCGTGGATATATTCTTTTGGAGATCGTCAGACCCAAATGCCATTGAGTTAGACGGTATATATCTATGGTCGGGTGATCTATCCTGCGATAAAATTTTACCTACATCAGCTGACGAACTTTGAAACCTCGGACTAACAAACTCATTCGTATTCGATTTAGTAGACTTATTATCGTTATATCTATACTGATAATCCTCAACGGTTTTATGTGATATATTAGATATAGTAGAATTTGCCGAATATGCCCCAGAATTAGTCAAACCTAATGTGTTGTACCCGTTGGTCATTGTCCAGTCAGTCAATCTACCTGCCATTCCTTTGACATTATCAAGAAGGTTTTTACCATCTACATTAGATGCAGTCGCGTGTATTGCTCTTTCACGGATAATCCTTGGTGGTTTATACCTGTTGTTCCATAGTTCATCAACAGAAACCAATCTATGAGCCTTAAACAATGTTTCAAATAATAAGACAGGGGAATTCTTAGAGGTGTATGAACGTTGGAGCAGTTGACTTACCGCATCTAATGGTTTGATATAAGGGAATACTATAGTTATATTTTCAGAAGATTGTGTACCAGCATATTCTACCTCGTCAGTGTAATCGTTACTAATTTCGTGGTTGAGATATGTTTTAAATATATTTCTAATAATATCAGTGCATGTTCCCGAAAATGATCGAGATAATATATTTTGAGCATCCAACACATCTACAGTAGAGGTAAGTCGGACTTTAAATGCTGAGGTATCCTTACCAGTTTTAATTACATTAAAAACTTCAGTAATATACATTACAAGTGCGATCTGCTGACCTTTGTTTGGTGTAAGGACAACCGATACAAGCTCTTGTCCTAAAACAGGTATACCTGCTAATAACCCAGAATCATCTTTGAATGTTATTTCACCGGTCATATTCAAGGAATCTATTGCTTCCCATAGAGTGATGTTATGAATAGCATCCGCAACTTCCAGACCTTCGATATTGTCAGGTGTCTGAATTCGAATGGATATATGAGAAAACGATGATCCAAGTAAATTGCCTCGATTGTCCGGTAAGTCCTCTGTGGATCCAGTACCATTTGCTAATGGTGGTACATTAGATTGGGGAGACGCAGTAACCAACATATACCCATCATTTAACTGATTTGACGGTTTTGGACTACTTCCTTGTGTTTGATTTTTGCTGGGATTTACCTCTAGCGAATGTGTCATTATATATTAACCCTTACTCTGTAATTCTTTATTGTAGGCATCAGCAAATGTTTGTATATGCTCTGGTTTAATTATGCGTATATCAGAATTTGATATCAATACGTCTCTTTCATATTCCATGTTAGAAACTGCACCATAACCATATGAAGAGTCATCATCCCAATCATTAAAATGATGTGGCATATCGTATGTAGGTTTCACATCACCTATATAGATAGTTGATCCTCCACGTTCAAAGGTATCCCCCTGTATTCCAGATCCTGAGGTATTGTTAAGGATATCACCTGCGGTAAATGTCACACCTTCATCAGGTAATATTTGTATGTACCCTAATGTAGGAAATACCCCGAGTACAGTAGCATGTTTATTAGGAGATCCGATGGATGTGACTATATCACCTCTTCTAAACTTATCATGCATGGTATTAGTACCCCATGTCCTGACACCTGTTACGGATGAATCTATAGCATTAACGACACCCACCCCACGATATTTTGATTTGAGATACTTAAGTAATGCAACTTCATGCATAGGCCAATCAGTCCACGCATTATTAAGATGTTCATTGATTAAGAAAAATGTCCAGTAATACTCAGGAGTACCATACAGATCTTGTGATACATTATCAGGTCGCCATCCATTAGGTATGGTGTACTTTGCATAAAAACTAACGTCATCAAGAGAGGATCCATCAATTGCTACTCTCTGTGTAATATTCTTTACGTTATATGTGCGTCCACCTGATTGATAATCAACAATATTAAACTTATTAAAATAACTCATCCTTAGAATCCTCGGGCAATGTCATGTCTATATATCGGTACCATCTCTTGAAATGTTAAATCCATAGCAATTTGCACCGGAGAACCTTCTGCATCATTAAAGAATGAAGAAGAATTTTTATTATAACTGATTGCACAATCTTTTAATATCACTGAGGGCATGTAAGGGAAAGATGCATTGAGAAATGTAATATCAAACACTTCTGGGAATTGTAACGTAGGTGATCCGGGCTGTTGTTCAGGATACATTGCCATTCTAAATCGTTTAACAATCTTGCGGACTGACACAGACTCTTCTGCAGATGAAGGTAGGAAGTTCCATTGGAAACTCCACGACCTAATACCTACACCAGAAAACATTTGGAATGGGTTGCGATTAAGTACTGCTCCAGTTTGTTTAGCATGTTCATCTAATGCACCTTGAAGACCCAAACCACCCGCTGCGAGAGCAGTAGATCCGGTTGCAAGTTTAATGACACCCGCTAAATACGTTGCGGAGTTTGCTGAAGTTGACATACCTCGTACCATATCTGAACCAAACTCTCCAGCATCTTGAGCAATACCTTTACCAGTTACCGGTTTACCATCACTGTATTCCTTCACCTTATTATATATCGATCCAGCCATACCGGTTTCTCTTTGGTCATATGCGATATTATCTGAAAATGACAAGCCCGGTACCATTGATAGTGCAATACTATCCTTCATATTCAATATGTGTGAATTACCTACACCGCCGGTGGTCTTTAAGTTATCATAATCCATTTTCTTCGCATTGAAAATAATACATGGGACTTTGTGTGTTGCGTCACCTATGTATGTCGGATAACGCAGAATCTTCTCACGACCTTCACTAGACTCACTCATTGCCGCACGGCCTGCACCACCGACTGGATGTTTTGAATTACTCATTTATACTTACCTTATAAATATGATTATTATTACTTATTTATATATTTATAATGAAAACATACAAAGGAAAGTTCACCCCTAAGAATTTAAAAAAATATAAAGGGGACTATACTAAGATAACATATCGATCTCTATGGGAAAGACAAACGTTTAGATGGATTGATTCTAACCCCTCTATTATTGAATGGAACTCTGAAGAAGTTATTATACCATATAGATGTGGTACTGATGGTAAGATGCATAGATATTTCATTGATGTATTCTTTAAGACTAAAGATGGTAAGAAGTATTTGATTGAGATTAAACCTGATAAACAAACAAGACCTCCTACCGGAACTAAGAAGACTAGACGATTTATTACTGAATCATTAACATATATAAAGAATCAGTCTAAGTGGGAAGCTGCTAATAAGTTCGCATCAGATAATAACTGTTACTTTCAAATATGGACTGAACATACATTAGAAGGATTAGGTATTAAACTCCTGATGAATAAAAAACCTAAAGGTAAGATATTAAAACCATTAGTACGTAAGAAACGTAAACCTACAGTGAAGAAGAAGAAAGATTAGTACTCATCCCTTTCCCCCATAACTAAGTTATATTATACCACGAATACATAGAATTGTCAAGTGATATATATATAAATAAAACATATATCTGATATAAATAATACCATTATGCCAAGAGAAAGTAAGTCCCTATTTGACACATTAGAGAGAGAAGCATTTCGTTCTGGAATACAAGCAAGAACTAAAGATTCATCTAAATGGTTTAGAACTAAGGTGCAAGAATTAGGAAGACAGAACCCACATTCTATGATGAGAGATCAGGCCTTGATAAAGAAAAGAGGGTTTCAAACTGGGTCAATGTATATGTTTATGTATGATCCTAAACATAGGAAGACATTACCGTACTATGATTCATTCCCTTTAATCATTGCAGTAGAAAGAGCAAAGGGTGGATTCTATGGGTTGAACTTACATTACCTCTCACCGGTATTAAGAGCAAGATTTTTAGACAAGTTGATGGAGAATACTAACAATCGTAAGTTCGATGACACAACAAGAATTACAATTAACTATTCTATGTTAAAGTCCGTTGCGAAGATGAAAGAATTTCAACCATGTTTTAAACATTACTTAACTAAGCACGTTGATTCGAATATCGTTATGGTAGAATCTCCTGAATGGGAAATAGCAATATTCCTTAAAACTGAATCATTTAAAAAGAAATCAAAATCCCATGTATGGGGACAATCAAGAAGGTCGTATTAATGAGTATATTCAATGACAGCTCAATAGATACCTTAAAGGGTTCTATCTCTAGAAGAGGGGGACTCTCGCAGGGAAACCGATTTGCAATTATGATGTCCAATCCATCAGGTCAAAATATCTTCAATGGTGGAGCAGGTAATGGTCTTGCCAACGTTGGTGCTACTATGGTGGGTAAATTAATCTCAGGTGGTACCGATAACTTTAAATACTCGGATCTTGGTTCATTTGTCAACGACCCAAGAGATATGTATCTATTAGCAGAATCATGCTCGCTCCCAGGCCGTGCAATTATAACAGAAGAACGACCAGTTGGGGACTTTGGTTATACCACTGCTAAAATGCCTTATGGGTATACTACCGATGATGTTACTTTCACTTTCCTTGTGACTAATGATTTCTATACAGTACGATACTTAAACTCTTGGATGGACGTAATCTTACCTCAAGACACAGATGGGTCTGGTATGAGAGTGAATTATAAAGGAGCTTACTCGAGAGATATCACAATACAACATATTGGAGCATCAGGGTTTGTTCCTACGTACTCTATCAAATTGATTCAAGCATATCCTGTAGCAATTAATTCAATCGAGTTATCTAATCAATCATCCGACATCCTTAAAGTCACGGTAACAATGACATATGATAATTGGATAAAAGAAGATATTGTCCCTTCTGCTGTCAATTCGGTGAAAACTCATATATCCAATATATTTTAATATATATACAACCCCCTAAATAGAAGTACTATTATCATAATAATAAAGGTGAATTGATATGTCATTACCAAAATTAGCAATACCGAAATACGCATTAACTATACCGTCAACAGGTGTAGAAATAGAATATAGACCCTACTTGGTCGGAGAAGAAAAGATATTAATGATTGCATCAGAGTCTAAAGATGAGTCTGAAATCATCATGGCACTACAGAACGTTATAGAACGATGTATTGTAACTCAAGGAGTGTCCGTCAAGAACCTTAAAATGTTCGATCTTGAATATATCTTTATTAAACTGAGAAGTAAGTCAGTAGGGGAAACTTCAGATCTGGTGTTCACTTGTACTAAATGTTCGAAAGAAAATAAGGTTAAGATTAATTTAGAGAGTCAGTTGACTGTAACATCCCCCGATTCAGCTGCCGGTGATGGAGAGGTATTAAAGATTGCATTAACTGATGATATTGGGATCATGCTGAAATATCCAAATGTTGGTACTACAGTTAAACTTAATAAAACTACAGATGTTATAGAAAAGATCGCACTTTGCATTGACTATATCTATGAAGGGGATACTATCTATGACTCCGGTTCTTCAACACTTGCCGAACTCGCATTATTTTTAGAATCATTGACTACAGTACAATTCGATAAATTTACTCAGTATTTCGACACAATGCCTAAAGTAACATTGTCTACGGAGTTCACTTGCTCTAACACAGAATGTGGACATGTCAATGTATCAGTGATGGAAGGTATCCAAGATTTTTTGTAATCTGCCTTTCCCATACAAACCTAATGACGTATTATGATACGTCATTTAATATGGTTCATCATTACAACTATTCATTAACTGAATTAGAGAATATGATACCTTGGGAAAGGGAAGTATACACACATTATATTATAGAACATATTAAAAACGAAAAAGAGCAATTAAATAGGAATTAATATAATGGCCAAAAGACCTAAAAGATCCGGTTCTACCAGTGGTGGTAGTAAAAATCCAATGAAAGGGTTAGAGAAACTGACCGAGAAGTTGATTTCAACTACTACTCAAGAACTCACTAAAGTTCAAGATGCTATTCAAAATACTGCTAACGCAGCCTCGTCTAGTCTCGGATCTCCTTCTCCATCCCCTACTGCATCTAAGTCGGGATTACTGGATAAGGCAATGTTGGTATTATCTTTCAAAAACATGGAAACCAACAGAGATAATACTACTCAGAACACATTGGAAGTTCAACAGGGTGAAGATGCATATAAACAAAAAGAGGGGATGTACTCACTAAGAGAGACATCTAATGCGATACAAACCTCTATGGATAGCACACTATTCAATATCTATGATCAAGGGGCGAAACTTTCTGGTATAGTCACTGCCCTTAGTAAAGATTCGAAGGAACGGTTTTCTATTGATACTTCTGCGAGAAAAACCGCAGAGAAAAATAAAAAGTCCGCAGATAAAGAGTCTAAGATAGAACAGAACGCGTCTCTCCGTGCTATGATGGAAGGGTTTAAGAAACTTAAGTCTTCTGCTGTAGTTAAAGGTGATAAGGGGTTCATGGAAGGTGGTGGTTTACTCGGTGGTATATTAAGAATTGGTATCGAACTGCTAGGTGTGTTGGGTAAAGGCATGTTGATGGCAGTATCACTTGGTGGTAGTATATTGAAAGGTGTGGGTACCTTACTACTTAAGAGTGCAAATCCTTTTAGTAAAGGAAAAAAGGTTTCGAAAGGATTAAGAGGAAGCAAAGTATCTAAGAGTTTATCAAAGGTAAAAGATACAAGATTCATGAATATGGGTAAGAACGTAGTTACAAATACAAAACCCACAGGATTGTTATCTAAAATTCCGAAAATGTTTAATATGAAACTGCTGGGTCGTGCTTCCAAACTGATAAAAGTTGGTGGGCCGATTGCACTATTACTTGGTGGACTCGTTGCATTTGGTACCAAAGTCGCAGATGGTGGGTATGAGGAACAATTTACTCAACTGAGAGCAAAGTTTGCAAAACTACAACCCATATTTGATTCATTAGGTGAACTCTGGGATAATATAACCACAGGTTTTC